ATTTTCACTGGATCAGTGCCCGACACCTCATACACGCGGTCGCGGATTTTGCGCGTCATGCCCAGCCGGCGCCAAAAAGCGCGTTTTCCGTAAGCGCCGATCAAGCCAATAGATGTCCAATGCTCGTTGGACCATGTGTGCCCGCCGTCGTCGGACCAGCGCAACATCACCTGCGGGTCGCTGCCTTGGCCGCTGATCAGCCCTACGCCTGTCTCGCAGTCCAGTTGCAGACTGTGGTGCGTCGTGCGGAGAAGCGTGTTTTGCCCGGTCGGCAGCGCCCGCCAGGACCGCAACCACCGCTGAATGGCCCCGTTGTCGGCGTATTCGTCGAGGTCAAAAGCGTAGATGTTGCCGTTTTCAAAATCGCCAACAACGATCTCATTGTTGAACGCCATCTGACAGTTGCTGCGATGGCGCGTGAACGCGCCGTTGGACCAGCCGGCGCGTTCGTGCCATGCTTGCGTGGCAAGGTCATAGACCCACGTTGTATTGGCCTGCGGGAAGATCAGCACATAGAACGAATGGCCGTCCTGTTGGTAAGTGTAGCCGATGGCGTCGGAGAAATCGCCGTATTGCTGGATATGCCATTCAACCGCATGGGTCGAAATGCGCTGCCCGATATAACCGTTGGCTCGGTATACCATACCGCGTCCCCGCGCGTCGGCGCCAAGCCAAAACACGGTGTTGTCCATCTTGGCAACAGAATAGGCCGCGGCGCAGCCGAGTTCGTTTGACGCGCCTTGGATGCGCTGAAGCGGGAAATCCGCAGTGCCGGCATCGTACCAAACTTCGGTCGAATTGGTGCCAAACAGCCAGATTTCGCGGTTGCTGACCACAAGCGACACAAGCCCGTCGGGCGAGCCTTCGGCGCTGGCAAAATCCAGCGGGTCAACGGCGGAACCGTCTAGCAGGCTGGTGATCCAAATTTTTTGACTGTCGGGTTCGTTAAAGACAAAGTACCCATCGATAAATCCGACCGTGACCGCGCCCGGAAAATCGGGGTCCGTGATCTGTGAGAAGGCATTAGTGCTAGCGTTGTAGATGTAGCTTGGCCCGTTGGCGGCCACAAACAGTTGGGTGCCGTTGTCTGACATAGACACTGGCCCGGTGCCCGCTATCGTACCTAGCGCCGTCGCAGCCCACGCGGGCGTGATCTTGTAGAGGGTATTACCTGACACGGCGTAGCCAAACCCGCCAAATTGCCACAACCCGCGGATTGGCCCGGCGCCTACCGTGGCGAGAAGGCGCAAACCCGGCGCCCGTTGAAGAAACGCCGGTTCCTTGCCGCCTTCCGGTATCAATTCTGGAAAGAGGTTGACCATGCGGCTGTCCGCAGCGTTGACGCTGCGGGCCACATAGGTTGAGCCAAGGATCGGCGTCTTCATCAATAATTGCCGGCGAAGATGTTGAACCGCTGACGAGTGCCCACGATGCTGTAAGGCAGCGCCATGATGTCGTCAGGGTTGTTGATGCGCTTCAAGTTGCGCTTGGATGTCATGGCGATGCGCTGCACCTGCGGCGAAGGCTCCACGCCAAACTCGGGCGCCATCTCACACGCCAGATTGTAGCGGAAGCACCTCAGATAGCCGGGCGGAAACGCCAGCGTGGTTGCCAGATTGGCCGGTTGCGTCAGCGGTTCTACCGACACGATATGAAACTCTAGTACCTTGGTCGGCACCGGATAGACATACATTTCGATGTCCGGGTAGGTCATGTTGACCCATAGCACTTGGGGGTAAGTGCTGGTCACGGTCTTGACCGCAATACCGTTGTATTGCTGCTGATTAATCAGTTTCAGCCCATACGAAATGCCTGTGGCCGGGTCGCGAAAATATGTCGCGTCGTCGATCAGCACCGGGCGGCTGGCGACAATATCGCCGGTAGGGCCAAATGTGCGCGATTGTTGGCCGGGCGGCCATGTCACAATCTGGTCTTGGGTGGAAAACACGGCCAGCCGTTCCGTGTTCCAGCTATCGATCATTTGGTTGAGCGCGTTGAGGGCGTCCTGAGACGTTTCGGCAGACGGCGTTTCGCCTTCCGCCAATACGCCTAGAAGCCGAAGCGCGCCGTTGATCTGATCACCCGCCGTTGCCATCGCTGCCGTCCTCTTTACCGTTGCGCGGGCGCCTGCGAGTGGCGGCTAGGCCATTGACCGGCGCTTCGCCTGGCGCGTTGGGATCATACCGCGTCCAGCCGTTTTCTTCATCATATTTCGCCTCGGCCTCCTGAAACGCTACCTTATTGCCGTGGCGAGGATGGGACAGATAAATGACCGGCATACATCACCTAGAAAGAAAGCAGGCGGCCTTAGCCGCCTGCGGGATCAGGAAATCAGCGCAAGAGCCTGCAACCGGCTTTCAAGCTGAGCCACACGCGCTTGCAAGTTTGCAATGACCGACAAAACGGTATTGCCCTCGTCCTTCGTAACAAACCCAAACGGCGTTGTTTGGGTCAGGTCTTGAATGGCATAGTCGGGGGTGCCGGGAGCGGTGGACGTGATCGACGTAAGCTGCGCCGTCAGGGCCGCGCCTTTGGCCGTGTAGATCGGGTTCTCAATGGTAGGGCCATTGAGATACGGGTCTTCGTAAGCCACCCCTACTGGTTTGGTATTTGGCATGTCAGCCTCCTATAGCGGTTGGCCCCTGCCGAAGCAGGGGCCGGGTTGCTTACGCAATGCGGTAGATCGTGTACGCCGCGTCGCCGGTCTTGCGAAACCGGAAGATGCCAGACGTATTGTTGGTCTTGGTCAGCGCGTCCTGGATCACGTCGTTGCCGACGAGCGTGTTGCCCGTGCCAGCGGTGAAGGTCACGTCGTTGGCCGCGTTGTCGCCGATGTTGACGAAAGCGCAGTCAAACGCCGAACCCACCTTCAGGCTAGGAAACGCCGCGTCGATCAGCGCGCCGGTCGGGAACACATAGGTGCCCGCGTCCGTGCCGCCGCTGTCCATCGTGCAAAGCCCCGTGGCCAAATTGGCCGTGGTGATCGTCACAGACGCGCCGGTAAGAGCGGCGGGGGTGTCAGTGTTGAAGAAACTGACTTCGCTAAGGTTGCCATCACCAATCTGATAGCCGCCGGCGCCATTAGAAAGTGCCATGATCGTGTTCTCCTGTCCTTATCCATTAACCCCAGAGCCGCACGGCCATTGGCGGGCGGATCACGCCGTAACCATACAGCACGTCAATGCGGCACGGCAGGCGGTCGTTGTTGATGTCGTACTGGCGCACAACACGAAGCGAAATGCCATTGTGAACCTGGCGAGAAGCCATATCCACACCCTGCGGCAGCAGAAGGTCAGCCGTAGCGAAGGAAATAGCGTCCTTGTGGTACACAAGGTTCTGCGGGTACTGCGTGGAGGCAGAGCCGAGGAACGTGACCGTGGCGGCGGCTTGCGGGAAGCTGTCCACAGTCGCCAGCGCATTGCTGGACGTGTAGAGCGCCGGGCTGATCTTGACCGCCGTGTAAGCGCCGGCAACCGCGGTAGCGGCTTCCGTCGCCACAAACTGCTGCAAGGAGCCGGTGGACTCACGAGTCTGCGGGTTGACCGCATACACGTTGGCAATAGTGAACACGTCACCAGCGGCAATCGTCTGAGTGCCGGTGCCAGTAATGTTGATGGTCGCCTGGCCCTGCGTGGACACGGTAGTCGTGACCGTATGCGCGCCGGTGCGGCTGCCCGTCGTGTGCTGCTTGATGGACTGAGACATATTGATCTCGTCAAGCCCAAGGATACCTTCGCCCATCAGCCCGTTCTTGAACTGGCGGGAAATGGTGGACACCGGGTTGAAAAGGCCCTTCATGCCTTCGACCAGCGAAGCATTGGCCGCCGGGTTGACGGTCGCGTAACGCGGGGACATGCCCACCGCCGACTCGTTCAGCTTCTGCATAGATTGAAGCAGCACAAGCGATGTTGCCGGGGTCGTGCCGGGGGTGCCAACAGACTGGAACATGGACTTGTAGGAGTTCGCCACGTCAGCGTCGATGCTGGACGCAAGCTGCGAAATACGCGGCTTAAGAACACGCTCGGCGAAGTCGTCCAACTGCATGGTCAGTTCGGCAGACGTAAAATTCACCCCGATGTGCTTTTGGCTGGAAACCGTCAGCGAGGTGTACTGTTCGTTGTCGTCCTGCACTTGCAGC